CTTGGAATTGTGTCCGGGGAGAGGAAAAGTTATCCTCTAGAGGGGTGCATCATACCTTACCAAGGTTGATGCTCACGTAGGCCTTCCAGCCTTCGTGATAACCATGCCTTTCGGCGTGGGCGAATGGGATATAGTCCCAACGTGAACTATACCTCTTTCTTATTACAGCTTTCCGGCCATTAGATCTAAGGCCGACGAAGCCGTCCCTAATGCTCCCTGCCAATAGTGCTAGAAGCAGCCCATCTGGATTTTCATACCAGCGGGGTAGCTTCGGCACACCTTTCAAGGGATCAACGCGCACCTTTCGCGGAACGAGGACAGAGGCACGATAAGCAGTTGCTTGTGTGTCTCTACTTCGCACGCGTCGAGTGAGCAACGCTTCAGGGACCTTGATGCCACTGCTGTCATCTTCGTCGTAAGGAACAGGCAAAAACCTGCACTTGCGACTGAGATATTCAACAAGTGAACACAAGGCTACCCCATGGCGAGCTGACCACCTATTGAGGCGGTTGATGGCTGAGTAGCAGTCGTTCGCGTCACAGAGTTGTTTTATATACACTCCTCTGACGTTGTAGCCATCATAATAATCATGGCCACACGACTCGCGAAACAGTCCTGTGTTAAAGGACTTGTCTACGTTAACGCTGAATCCGGAAAGTTGCAGCATCCTCACAACAAGGTCATAAGCCTTGCGATGAACGATGATGTCATCTCCGAAAACGGCAAAATTGCCAAGCGAATGCTCACGTGTGCGAATGAAAGGTATCTCAAGCGCACGGTAGGCACCGTAGACTAAAGCCGAAAAGAAAATCGTCTGTAAGGGGAAAGTGAAAGCATTCCCCATCGACGATATCATATGCAGCTCAATCTCGCGGCCATCTGGAAGGATGGTCGATTCGCAACGAGTTAGTTCGAGCCAGCGAACAACACTGGCAGGGAAGAACTCGCGTACTAGAGAGAGAGACATAGAGTCGCTTGCACTGGAGAGATCGATAGTACCAAACTCTCCAGTCTCCGACCCTACCCGAGCAAGGCGCGCGTTGATGTTAGGCTGTGTTGACAGGTCGATCTTTAAGACCTGCCGCATACGCCTTTCAAGAACGCCCGCAATCCCCTTCTGAAACAACATATTCAGAAGTGGCTCGGTGCAAATAGTCCGGCTTATGTTCGCATACTTAGGGACAAAAGACAGACGGCTACTCTTGACAACCGCGTAACCAAGACGTTGAGCTCGGGAAGATTCCATACCCGACCATGTCTGATTGCAACGGATTGCCTGCACATAAAGAGCGTGCAGAGCGGACGACGATGCCGCCATAGGACTGAGAGATAACTTCGAGTAGAAGTCAGAACTCTTAGCACCTAAGGAGGCTCCGGGGCCGACATTAAAACCTTGCGCGATTTCTGCGTAGGTTAGAATGGGGGCTTCATGATCACCCCAGCGTTCCACTGCTGAGGCATCATTCTTGGGATAAAAGAAATTGTAGAGGAAGGCTCGCGCCTCCCCCAACGCAATCCTCTCCCAATCCGGACAACTGGCTTCGGTGTATTTGAAGACACGACAGGCCTCATTCACTTTCATGAATAAGGTAAGCGCAGCCTCATCGGCCTCAGGACTAGTTTCGGATCTACCCATAAGGTATTTCTTGACTAGACTTTTGGCCAGACAAGTCATTGCGAACTGTCTCTTCGGTTCACCTGGGTAGGATCCAAAAGATCCATGCCAGCCAGCTGTATCAAGGTCCGCCTGGAGTAACGAAGCAAGAGTACCAGCGTGAATACGCATAGCAGAAGCTCCAATGTGACGATGAACAGCATCAGTACTACGAGAAGGTTTGCCATCTGGAAAAGAATCTCGGAGTCAATGACACATGCCCGCAAAGGCATGCTCATTAAACTGAGATCTATTACAGAATGCCGTTTACAGCGGTATCACCGATCCCAGCACTCTGCTGGGATAGCGCACCGATGTGAGCGGACAGGGCAGCCCTCAAGTTCGACGGATCGGCCGTATCGCTACCTGCAGGGATCGAGATGGTTGTCTTGATCATGCAGTTCACGTACGGTTGACCCGCAAGCGGAAGCACACCCTTACGGGTGAGAACCGAGTACTGATTCATCGGCACATCCTTGATCAGCCCGGTGGTCGGATTGGGTTTCCCAAGAACACGGAAAACCTTCGGCCGAGTCGCGGTGATCGTGAAAGGAGCAGCGACGCTATGTGCAACCACACCGGTCTGCGTGCCACCCAAAGCCGTGACAGCGTTCTGTTTCCCGTTGATATCCGGGGCAGTATCCGCCGTCAAGGTGTAGGTGGGGCTCGTAAAACCGGTCTGTGCGGCGCCCGTAATGGGCGAGGTAACGGTGATGGTCATTAAGTCCTCTTGCATGGAAAGTTAAGTTCGCAGTCTCACAAGCGGTAGTTACGACGCGAGGGATTCTGCGGATGGATCGAAGATCGGGCCTGAGCCAGGAGGGCAGCAATGTTTGCAAGCTTCCCATCTGTACTAGGTATCTGGAACGACAGCTTCGGGGTAGGAACCCCGATACCCGCCGATCTAGAGACCGACTTCGAGTTAAACACAGCCAAGCTCGGAGACGAAGTGTCGTTATACTTTAACGTCGGCCAATCTGAACGGGGAGTGCGAGGTTTTGCACTATAAACGACCTGAGTCTTTTTGACCTCAGATCTATTCACCCACAGAACGTTCGACGTATCTGTAACAGCGCCACTTAATACATCGCCAACAGAAGCGAAGTAGTCTATCAAGAACGACCAAGGAAGAAGTTCCCATGCGGTAGGTACAAACTCACTCGGTGTAAAGCCGAATCGAGCGAACCTATCCCGCGCGGTCGTTGCGGCTTGAGATCGTAAAGCTCCCCGGTATCTCACTATGTTGGTATTCGAACACTTGGTGCCAGTTGCATCAATGGCATACCAAGAGCCGGTACCTGGTAGTGTCATACTGCTAACGGTATTGGCAAACATCTTGGTGTCGGATCCACCCGCAGAAATACGTATTACTCTTGTTTTCTCAAACAGAGAGTTGTACGCATCAATGCCGGATTGGATATCGTTCATCAAGGGCTGCCAACCGAAGGAGTTCTCAAGCCAAAGATTGCCAAGGTCCCCCATCCAATCATTCGGTTTCCGGCCACGCTGGCGCTTTGCGCGCTTAACGTTGTCCAGATAGCGTTTGATTGAATCTTGGAGACCAGCGGCAGGCTTTTTGATCATCTGCAGCGCTTCCCTCATCTCACCGAGGAACGTTGGTCCGGAAACCTGGACCGCCGCACTACGGATCTTTGAAAGAAACCTGTTAGATGCTCGAGCGTCAGCGAAGCTAGTCCATGTCCCCCAGGGGTAATACGTTCCAAGGTAAACGGCAATATGCCCGCTAACCTTGAAAGTTTTCCTACCGCCATAAAGACCATCTATGACAGTATGAAAATTCCCCGAAGTGGCACCATCGATAGACTGATACGTACCAGACAAGCTGGTAGTAGCATTTTCGCCAGCGGCAATCTGTTTTCGCCAGTTAGGATTCTCGTTACCCGTCATCACGCGACTCACCCCGCGTACAACTGCGGAGCGTGTGTTGTTGTTGCTCGGGTTCCAATCGTCCTGAATGATGTAGCAGATTGCAACAAACTGGGTTGATCTATTTTTGGTGTATGACATGGTGTATGGCCTCGTACATCACAGGCTGCAAGGATGTAAAGGGCAAAACGCCCTCCTGTTGTAAAACCTACCGGCGCAGGTCAAGATATTTCTACCTTGACCTGGGCGCAACGCTGCCTACGACTTTCTGTTTAACCAGCGCTTGGATTTCTCCAGCACTGGGCTAAACCGATTGACGGAGGGAGGTTTTGGAGGAAGTGGAAGATCCGCATCCATCGAGTTAAACTCGAAGGGGAGGACCTCCCACTCCACCGCAGCCTTCTCGGCAGTCTTGCGCTTACCTACTCCAACGGTCCGAAGACCCACGAAAGTGAGGCCACCACCAGTGAGCAGAGCGATAACATATGGCCAAAGTTCGGTGATTAA